GTACGGCAAACCGCTTCGCACACGCAAAGTGGACCGAAAAAAAGTCATGTGGATGAAGACCAATGGCTATGACATTCTTGATGAGCGCGAGTGGTCAGGCAAATATATCCCTGTCGTGCGCGTAATCGGCAACGAATGGGAAGTTGACGGACAGATATACATCTCTGGGCTTGTGCGTAATGCCAAAGACGCCCAGCGTATGTACAACTACTGGACCAGCCAAGAGGCAGAAATGCTTGCATTGGCGCCTAAAGCGCCATTTATCGGTTACGGCGGCCAGTTTGAAGGCTACGAAAACCAGTGGAAGACTGCCAACACGACCAACTGGCCGTATTTGGAAGTCAACCCAGACGTTACAGACGGCGCTGGAGGCGTTCTACCGCTCCCGCAACGCGCACAGCCACCTTTGCCCCAAACAGGTCTGATACAGGCTAAAATGGGCGCTGGCGAGGACATCAAGGCCACAACCGGCCAGTATGATGCGTCGCTGGGTCAGCAAGGCAACGAACGGTCTGCAAAAGCTATCGTCGCACGCGAAAAGCAGGGCGATGTTGGCACGTATCACTACGTTGACAACCTTGCGCGGGCAATTCGCTACATTACGCGCCAGATTGTCGATATGATCCCTAAAATCTACGACACACAGCGCATTGCACGCATCATTGGTGCTGATGGCGAAGTCAGCATGGTCAAAATGGACCCGTCGCAGGAAGAACCAGTGCGTGAAGTGCGCGATGCTGAAACCGGCGGTTTGATCGAAAAGATTTACAACCCCGGCGTTGGTACATACGACGTTATGGTCACTACTGGCCCCGGCTACATGACCAAGCGTCAAGAAGCACTTGACGCCATGAGCCAGATTCTGCAATCCAACCCACAACTTTGGGCTGTTGCAGGCGATTTGTTCATTAAGAACATGGATTGGCCCGGCGCGCAGGAAATGGCGGAGCGGTTCAAGAAAATCCTTGATCCTAAAGTACTTGCTACAGGCGATGAGTCACCTGAAATGGCTGCTGCACAGCAGCAAATGGAAGTTATGGCGCAAGAACTGAACCGCATGGTCGATATTATCGAAGGCGTGCAGGCTGACGTTGCGAAGCGTGAAGTAGACATTAAGGAATACAAGGCACAAGTAGACGCCTACGACGCGGAAACAAAACGTATCAGCGCGATGCAAGCGGGGATGACAGAAGAGCAAATTCAGGATATTGTCATGGGTACGATTGCAGGCGCGTTAGATACAGGTGATTTAATTAGCGGATCACCTGAAATGCGTGAGCAACCTGACATGACCGAAGAAATGCCTCCGCAGCAACCAATGCCAGAAACGGGCGGTATGCCTGAGATGCCACCTGAAGGAATGATGTAATGACCATAAGCCTCAAGCATACCTTTGCGTCCGCTAAAACTGACAGCGCCGACGCAACGCTTGTCCAGCCATCCAACTGGAACCAAGAACACGTATTGACCGCGGCTGCGGGTAAAGTGCTTGGCCGCGATACGTCAGGCGCCGGCGACGTGCAGGAATTGCCTATTTCCGTTACGTCTGCGGGCAATGTTACTATACCTAATAACTTTGCCGTCACAGGCACACTTGGCGTTACAGGCGCTACAACACTTGTTAATCTTGGCGTTACAGGCACTACAACGCTTACCAACGCGCTTACTGTTGCAAACGGCGGCACAGGCGCCGCGACGCTGCCCGCTAACAACGTCCTAATTGGCAGCGGCACGTCGCCTGTAACTGCTATTGCGCCGGGGTCATCGGGCAACGTTTTGACCAGCAACGGTACAAGCTGGGCATCTACCGCGCTTCCATCGAACGCGGTTGCGTATCCGCAAAACAGTCAATCCGCTAACTACACGCTAGTAATTGGCGATGCAGGCAAGCAGATATTTCACCCTGTAGCTGACACTACTGTCCGCACGTACACCATACCATCAAACGCCAGCGTTGCGTTTACAATTGGTACGGTGGTGTTGTTCACGGTTGAGAACGGCGGTACTGCCGTTAATGTGGCAATTACTAGCGACACGCTAGTTAATGGCAACGGCCTTACAGGCACTCAAAGTGTACAACCAAACAACACGCTTATGTGCGTTAAAGTCACCGCAACAAAGTGGATGGCTAACTATCTTTATCAACAAGATGCACGAAGCCGTAATCAACTTGCCGTATCGTACTCAGGAACACCTTTCGTCACAGTATATGATTGGGCTAGCGGCACTGGGTTTGGCGCTAAGTATGCTAATCCTGCTACAACACCCACGGGTACTGGCATCTCCGTAGCTTTTTCTCCCGCTGGCGACGCTATTGCTGTAGGGCATACTTCATCACCCTTCGTTTCCGCTTACCCTTGGAACGTCAGCACTGGCTTCGGTACTAAATACACCAATCCCGCTACACTACCCACTGGTAGTGGAACTGGCGTAGCGTTTTCACCCCCTGGAGATGTGTTAGCAGTAGCACATAGTACAACCCCATTTATCTCAGCCTACCCTTGGTCTAGCAGTACGGGTTTTGGCACTAAATACGCCAATCCCGCTACACTGCCTACAGGTAATAGCACCGCCGTAGCTTTTTCTCCTGCTGGCGACGTTATTGCTGTAGCGCACAATACAACACCTTTTGTTACAGCATACCCGTGGAACGTCAGCACTGGTTTTGGCACTAAATACGCCAATCCCGCTACACTACCCACGGGTACTGGCAGTGGCGTAGCTTTTAACCCTGCTGGCACTTCTATCGCTGTAGGGCATACTTCATCACCCTTCGTTTCCGCTTACCCTTGGAACGTCAGCACTGGCTTCGGTACTAAATATACCGATCCAGCTACACTACCTACGGGTAATGGCTTTGGCGTAGCTTTTTCGCCTGCGGGTAACGCTATTGCTGTAGCACACACCGTATCACCCTGTATCTCTACATACCCTTGGAGCAGTTCTGGTTTTGGTACTAAATATACCGATCCAGCTACCGTGCCTCCAACTACTAGCCGTAGCGTAGCTTTTTCGTTTGCGGGCGATGCTATTGCTATAGTGTCTGACGACACACCTTTTGTTTTGGCGTACCCTTGGTCTGCGGGGGGTTTTGGCACCAAATATACCAATCCAGCTACACTGCCGGTTAGTATAGGCTTCGGCGTAACGTTTAATGCGTCATTTTAAGAAAGATATTACATGATTTACACACAACTCAGCGACGGTTACAAATACGACACACTTGCGGATGCTGTGTACGCCCGTGAGGTTGAATATTTTCACTACGACTTTGACCGCAAGAACTTTGAGTATCTGCTGGCAAACGCTACAGACAACGAGTTTGCCGCCAATGTAGCGGAAAGACTTAATGATACGCGCAAACAGATGGGCAACGTGTTGGCTATTATAGATGCGCTGAAAGAACAGATCGAAGACCAAGCTGCATACGATGCGGCTGTTGTACGTGTAACCGCCAAGCGGGAAGCAAAGGAAGCAGAATAATGTGGTATGTCCAAGCCCAAGGCGACACCTTTATACGGCACATCTTTGATGTCGAGCCGACGCAGTGGGATGCGGACAACTATTGCTATGCCCGCCGTTTGACTGAAGAACAAGTCGTACATTTTGGCGTACACAAGAAGCAGATCGTCACACCGCCTTATCACGATGCAGCCACGCAGAGTCTTGATGAAGGCCCAGCCCTGCTGATCGACGGCGTTTGGACACAGAACTACATCGTAACGGACCTTAGCGCAGACGAGTCAGCCGCAAAGGTTGGCGCGCAATGGAATGTCATTCGTGCGGAACGTAACAAGCTGCTGGCTGAATCCGATTGGACGCAGCTACCTGACGCTTCGGCAGACGCTCCTGCATGGGCTACATACCGCCAAGCATTGCGCGACATAACCACGCAAGCTAATCCGTTTACTATCGTTTGGCCCCAAGGACCATCGCAATGAAATGCGCTGACTTCGTAGGCACACTGTTTCTTGCGCGCGATGTAGCCCATTCGACGCACTTGAACACACGCAGCTTTGCCAAGCACTCTGCTTTGAACACTTTCTATGATGAAGTGATTGAACTAGCTGACAAATTTGCTGAAGCCTATCAAGGCAAATATGGCCTAATCGGCCCTATTTCGCTTATGTCAGCTAAGAAGACAAACAATATTGTTGCGTTTCTTGAAGGTCAGGTAGACGAACTTGAGGAAATGCGGTATAAAGTCGTTGATAAGGATTGCACCCCAATCCAAAACATTATCGACGAGATTTTTGGGTTGTATTATTCAACCTTGTACAAATTGAAATTTTTGGCTTAGGATAATACATATGGCTGCTACTTTTGTATCTTTGAGTGCTACCGCACAAGTCAAGGTTGGTCTTGGTAAACTGAAGGGTATTTTTGTATCTTCAGGTACCGTTCCAACTGTCGCTGTTTACGACAGCGCAACGGCGTCTACCGCCGATCCAATTATCTTAAACACTTTCACGTCAGCTACCCCCGGTAACTATGTGTTCACCGGCGACGATGGCGGCGTAGGTTTTAGCAAGGGTTTGTATGTCGTTCTTGGCGGCACAACACCCAAGGCAAGCATTTTTTACGAGTAAACCTTACTCAAAAAACCGTACTGATGCGGCACATCAGGAACTCCATAGGAGTTAAACATGGACGAAACAGTCCCCAACGTAGCGGATGCCTCCGCGCCAGAACTCGAAGCCACGGCAGCAATCGAGCCTGTAGAAAACACGACGCCGGAAACGCCTGCTGAACAGGAAGCAAATAAGTCCTTCACACAAGAAGAACTTGACGCAATTGTTGGCAAGCGCCTCGCAAGAGAACAGCGCAAATGGGAGCGCGAACAGGCTCAAAGAGCAGAGGAAGTACAGGCCCGCCAGCAAGCAGGCTATGATATTACCCCTGATCAATTTGAGACATATGAAGATTACGCAGAGGTTTTGGCCGAACGTAAAGCTGAAGAATTGCTGGCACGGCGAGATACTGCCCGTCAGCAAGCTGAAATGCAGGATGCCTACCATGATCTAGAAGAGGCGGCGCGGGACAAATATGATGACTTTGAACAAGTCGCATACAACCCCAACCTTCCGATTACCGATTTCATGGCGCAAAGCATCCAAGCGTCAGACGCAGGCCCAGACGTTCTATATTATCTCGGCTCTAATCCGAAAGAAGCTGATCGTATTGCCCGTCTAGCGCCAATTTTGCAGGCAAAAGAAATTGGAAAACTTGAGGCTTCATTGTCCTCAAATCCGCCGGTTAAAAGAACTTCAAACGCCCCGGCTCCGATTGCGCCTGTCACAGCACGTTCTACTGGGTCAAACCAGTTTGACACAACTGATCCTCGTTCGACTAAGTCAATGACTACGTCGGAATGGATCGAAGCAGAACGTATGCGGCAGATCAAGAAGTACGAGGCACAACGCAACAGATAATTTGGGATTATTACCATGTCTAACTCGATTTTAACAATTGACATGATCACACGGAAGGCTCTCGAAATCCTTGAGAACAACCTTGTGCTCACACGTAACGTAAACCGCCAGTACGACGATAGCTTTGCTGTCGAAGGTGCTAAAATTGGCTCAACCCTGCGTATCCGTCTTCCAGACCGTGCGCTTGTAACTGACGGCGCAGCCCTTCAGGTACAGGATGACAACGAGCAGTTCACAACTCTTGCTGTTTCCACCCAGAAGCACATCGGCGTCAACTTCACGACTGCTGAATTGACGATGCAGCTTGACGATTTTGCAGACCGCGTTCTCAAGCCACGTATCTCGCAGCTTGCTGCCAGCATCGACGCTGACGTTGCCAACTCGTATCTGACCATCGGTAACACTGTCGGCACGCCCGGCACTACGCCA